ACCTACGGTTTAGAAGACCGTTGTTCTATCCAGCTGAACTACGGAGACTATTCGATTTCAACAGCATCTTCTAATGCATCATCTGCCGCTTGGTAATACACCTCGTAAGCATTGATGATTGATTGCTGTTGCATTATAAATGCCCGTAGATCGGACAAGTTCAGTCCAAGGTTTTCATAACCCTGATCTGTAATGGCAAAGAAGACTACTGGTCTTCCGTTTGCAATTAGTTTTTCGACTTCTTCATCGAAATTTTCTGGCGTGAGAAGAGTCCACTTTACGTCACGGCTTTGTAATTCATCCGCACGTGGAAGAGTTAGCTTCGGCTTCTCAATTGGCTTAGTCGATACTTCAATCTGTTGCACTGGTGGTTGTAGTAGACTGCAACCTCCCAGAAGCAAGATAAGTGTCGTAAAGCCAAGGGCATTCGCTATTGAACGATTTTGCGCTTTTAGCATTTATCTCTTTCTCCGTCAATTCTGCACCAGACAATAATTCGAAACAACGTCCCGCTTTGTCTGAAGCACTGTTTATAACACGTTCTACAAGGCCCGGCTTTGCCGCACCGAGAACACCTAAATCATGTTCGCTAAGTTTATTAGCTAATACACTATTCTGCTTCCTGATATTTCTAAACTCAGTATTCAACTGCTCATTGGTTTGCATAGCCAACTCATAGTCAGCTTTCATAGCATTGATAGTTTCTTCATTGGTAGCCACAGCGATCTCTAATTGAGCGTTGTTCTCTGACAGAACCTTCATACGCTCTTGAGTATCGTTGTAGTACCAATAACCAAGTCCAGACATCATGGCAATTACTAGCATCAAAACACCTGCTAATTTGAGTCCCATAAATCCTCCTTTAGATATTATCTAAAGTATTTATTGCACCCAAACATGATGATATTTAGAAGGCAAGTTCTCACATGAGTACTCAGTAGTGCCAAAGAAAATCGTTGGGTAGTTGAGTACTTGCACACACTCTTCTGTGGCATACGACATATGAACATCAGGAATAGTTCCTGCATAATCTAAAAGCACGAAGGCAAAAAACCCTAGTACAGTACCAAACAAAATACCTTTCAATGCATTTACCATTCGTTATCTCCTTCGTAGAATCTATCTAACTCTTCTGCAACTTCTTCAACCCAGTCAAGAGGCACGCTGAACTTCTCAGCAATTTGTGAGAAGGTCAACTCTTGTGCCTGAACTTCTTCCTGTAGGTCGAAGATTAGTGAACTCATCTTGCTCATAAGTACGCAGGTCCAGTCCATCTTACCCAAGACAAGTCAGTGAAGACATTGCCCCTAGGCTTGTTTCTGGCAGGGGCAGCCCAACCAGCGGCTTTCAAAATGTCACCAGCTTTGAACTTAGCGTCATCGGCTTTCATGATGAAGCCCCAAACACTGCCGCCAGTGATCACTTTGATGTACTTTCTACCTTCTTCATAGTGAAGGTTCTCATTGAACTCAGCGATCATATCTTTGTTGATATCGCTCAGTTCTCTGGTAAAGTTTCTACTAGTGAATCTCAAGTAATCAGTTTTGATTGCTTCGAGAAGATTTGTCATTTCGTTTTTCATAATTTACTCTCTCATTTATCAATTTATGTACACATTATTGCACGAAAAAGGGACCTTGTCAACCCCTTTTTTCAACTTTTTTCAAATAAATTTGGGAACTGCTCAAACAGCTCCGTCCCGTCAATCAGGGAGTATTCCTCACCATCATAACAGGTTGCTTGAATATCAGTGCCATACTTGGCACGTGTGCTAACAATGGTACCCATACCTGGGACCACAACATCGGTGCAGTTCCAGAGGGAATTCATAAAAGATTTGAATTGCTCAGTCATATCAAACTCCAGACATTTCGAATTTTTTCACACCGGCTTCCCACAATTCAATTGCGGCATCATCGTTTTCAAAGCCGTACTCGCTGGCAAAGTCTACAGAAGACGAAGCAAAGACTGACTCTGCAAGACCGTATTCTTGGATGAAGTAGCAGATAGACTTTGCGGTACTCGCTTCGGCGACCATGTTGTCACCGTCAAACATCTGAATCATGGCGTTATCTGCTGAAATAAAATCGATCATTTTTTCTCACTTTCTTTCTGACTACACATATAATATAATCCATCTGCTGGTAGATGTCAACCCCTTTTTTCAAAAAAATTCAAAAAAATTCAGATAAATTTGCATGTTTATTCAGGCGTTCTAGGCTCTTAGCATAGTACTCTTCATCACGTTCACAGCCAGTAAAACTATGACCAGTCGCTGTACATGCAACAGCGGTAGATCCAGAACCAGAGAAGCAGTCTAGTACAGTCTCATCTTGCGGACAGTAAGCATTGATCATTCT